TCTTTCTACTTCTGAGTCAATCAAAGCGTATGTTGACGCACAGGTTAGCGCTGTCCCCGTAGGCGACATTACTAGCGTAGTTGCTGGTACGGGTCTATCTGATGGAGGCACCTCAGGTGACGTAACTCTAAATATAGACAGCACTGTAGTTACAAAGACAGGAACCCAGACTCTCACAAATAAAACTCTTACTAGCCCAGATATTAACGGCGGTACAATGGACGGCGTAACTATCGGAGAAACTAGTAGAAGTACTGGTAAATTTACAACTCTTGATACTACTAATGGTATTGTGTTTGTTGATGCAAGTGCTACTGGCACAGCAAGTGCTAACACGCTTGACGCATACGAGGAAGGCAGTTGGGACCCCGTTGTACGTGACGCAACCACTGGAGGCAACGCAGCTACAATGCAGGCAGCAACTGGGCACTACACTTTAATCGGTAATCAATGTACACTTGTTGCACGTTTTATTAACATAGACCCCGATGCTGGCAGCCCTTCTGCACCTACCGGCGCTAATACAATACATATTACAGGCTTGCCTTTTGCTCCTGGTGATTTACCAACAGGTGTTAGACATATAGGTTCTATGGAAAGTACTAACGTAACATACCAAAATAGCATACAGCCTAGAATACTTGAGAATGCAAACTATATTGTAATAAGTAACTCACAAAACGATGGGTCACTTTCTACTTTAGACTTTGATGCTCTCAATTCTTCAGCAGCCGATATATTTTTACAAGTAACGTACACAGTTTAATTATACTTAGTGGATTCTAAGTACAGACAGGAGCTAAAAATGAATTTAGTAAAGGAAGTAATCGAAGATAAAATTGAAGTAGTAGGCCCATTCAAAGCTGTACAGGTTCGAACTGCAACTATAATTAAAGAAGACGGCGTAGAACTTACCCGTTCTTTTAGCCGAAAAGTAATTTGTGCTGGCGAAGACTACAGCGGAGAGTCTGCGGAAGTTCAAGGTATCTGCCTAGCAGTACATACAAGCGAAGTAGTTGCAGCTTATGCAGCTTACCTTGAAACTTTAGAGGATTAACTGGGATTTGGTAAGACATAAAAAAAGGGGGCTGCAATAGCCCCCTTTTCTTTAACCTTCTACTTCTTCAATCTCTGCTTCAGCGGGTTGATTTTCCACCTCAGCTTGTAGCAACTCAACAAAACCTGCTCTAGCCACCTCCAGTCTATCTAGTTGGAACTTTGCCTCCTGGACTTCCTTTCCGATGTCTCTCAGTTGAGATACTAGATACTTGCCTTTATCGCTCATATCATCAACATTATACTGTGTATCATTGAGTGTTACTGTGTTTACTGGTTCTTCCATTGTATTTTTCCTATTTAAATATGTCTTGCCAATTTCCTGTAGTACTCGCTTTGGAATACTCGGTGGCTCTGTTTTCAAAAAAGTTAGCGTGTTCAACGCCGTTTAGCATATAGTCTAGCCAATCTAAAGGATTCTTCTCACTGCCAAAAATCTTCTTCAAGCCTAGTCCTAGTAGTCTGCGATCTGCAATATAGCGAATATATAACTTTACATCTTCTGGTGTAAGGTCAGGTACATCAGCACCTTTAAAACACAAGTCAATAAAAGCATCTTCTAGCTCTACTGAACGCTCTGCTGCACAATAGATCTCATACTTTAGATCATCGTTCCATAACTCTGGGTTCTCTTGGATAAAGGTTCGGAACAGTTGGCTCATGCCTTCAACGTGGAGACTCTCATCTCGCACAGACCAAGTTACAATCTGACCCATACCCTTCATCAAGTTATGGCGAGGGAAGTTCAACAGAATAGCAAAACTACTAAACAACTGCACTCCTTCGGTAAAACCTGAGTAGATAGCCATAGTCTTTGCGATGTCCATCTTGGTATCCATACCAAAGTTGCTAAGATGCTCATGCTTGTCCATCATAGCTTTGTGCTCCATGAACTTCTGGTATTCATCATCACCAAAACCAAGTGTTTCGAGTAGTAATGAATATGCTTCCTGGTGCACTGCTTCCATCGCTGCAAACGCAGACAGCATCATACGTACTTCAGGCTGCTTAAAGGTTGGTAGGTAGTGTGTAGCATAACCACAGCATACATCAACATCTGCCTGCGTAAAGAAACGAAAGATGTTAGCCAAAAGCATTTTATTGCCTTCGCTCAAGTTCTCACGAAAGTCTTTCAAATCGTCCGCAAGGTTTACTTCATCTGGCAACCAGTGCATATGCTGCTGTGATTTGTAATGTTCAAATGCCCAAGGGTAGTTGAACGGTTTATAATATTCTCTTTCTTCTAGTAAATTACTCACCTAAAAACTCCTTTATATCCGCTTTACCCTTTAAACCAACTAAAAACTTATTTATATCTGCTTTAGTCTTTAAACCAACTAAACGGCCTATCTCTACATCATTGTCATCTAAAAGTACCATTGTTGGTACGCCCCTTACTTTGTACTGCTGAGCCAAGTCTGGCTTCTCATCAATATCTACTTCTACCAATGGACAGGGGACGTTAATCCCCTCCAAGGTTTTAGATAGCATTTTACATGGTTGACACCAATCTGCACTAAATTTTACTAATCTCATCTTAACCCTCACACGCTAAACAAGCGCCTTCGTCGATACTATCGAACATATACTGTCTTAATGCCTCATCTGATACAGTCTCGGCTCTCTTAATTGCTTCACTACGTAAGTAGTACAAAGTCTTAACTTTTTGCTTCCAAGCCATCATATGAACAGCGTGTAACTCTTGCTTAGATACATCAGCAGGAAAGAAAACATTCAGTGACTGGCTCTGACAGATATAGTTCTGTCGATCACCAGCAAACTCTATAACCCACTTCTGGTCTATTTCCACTGCTGTCTTAAAGACATCTTTAGTGTAATCATCCAAAAAGTCTAACTGTTGTACCGATCCACCATTCGTGATAATGCTTTTCCAAACTTCATCCGTATCCATGTCAATCTCTTGTAGGGCGTGTTGGAGATATTCGTTTTTAAGGAGACTACTACCGCTTTTAGTCTTCTGCGTAAACGCATTAGCCCTGTAAGGCTCAATGCTAGGACTTGTATTACCACATATAATGCTACTACTAGCATTAGGAGCAACGGCAAGCAAATGAGCATTACGTACGCCGTAACCTTTACCGTCAGGGCATTCGCCTCTTTCTTCTGCGAGTTGTCTTGTTGCACGTACTGCCTCCGATTTAATTCTCTTAAAGATTCTATTATTTGCGCCTTTTGCAAGTACGCTCTCAAAAGGAATATTGTGTCTTTGTAGGTACGCATGGAAACCCATTGCACCCAGGCCAATACTTCTTTCCCGTTCTGCACTCAACTTAGCACGATACAACTCATCAGGAGCATTATCAATAAAGTAAGTAAGTACATTGTCTAACATTCGTACTAAGTCAGGAATGAATTGATCATTCTGGCTCCACTCGTCGTACTCTTCCATATTTACACTTGATAGACAACATACTGCTGTACGCTCTGAGTCTGTAGCAAGTGTAATTTCAGAGCAAAGATTTGAGTGATGCACCTGTAACCCTGCATCTTTCTGAAACTGTGGTAAAGCGTCCTGAACTGTATCTTTAAACATTACATACGGCTCACCTGTCTCTACGCGATTCTGAATCAACTTCACCCAAAGTGTCTTAGCCGATACAGTTTTAGTAACTTCTCTACTGTGTGGATCTACTAGATCCCATGAGTCATCAAACCCTTCAATACGTGTTGCCTGTTCGATTAGTTCCATGAACTCATCAGAAATAATAACGGCATGGTGTAGATTAGTAGACTTTCGGTTGACATCGCCACCTGTTGGCTTACGAATATCAAGAAATTCTTCAATCTCTGGGTGTGATATATCCAAATATGCTGCATAACTACCTCTTCTTGTTACACCTTGCGAGAAAGCCAGCATTTCTGCATCAACTACTTTCAAGAAAGGAATTACTCCAGTTGACTCTGACCCCGCAGAGGTTTTACTACCTACTGATCTTACATCGTTCCAACAACCACCAACACCACCGCCTACACTAGATAAGAACGCATTCTCAGTATAGTGACCAGTGATACCGCCTCGGCTATCTTCAACATAGTTCAGAAAGCAACTAATAGGCATGCCACGGCTAGTGCCGCCATTGCTCAGTACCGGAGTACTAAACATGAACCATAGCTTACTAGCGTAATCATACAATCTCTGTGCGTGCGCCTCGTCATCAGCAAAGGTTCGTGCTGCTCGTGCAAACGCATCTTGAGGGGAATTTTCGCCCTCTACCATATATCTATCTTCTAGAGTCTTAATACTAAACTCTGATAGATAGTTATCTCTTTTATAATCAATCTGCATTTGTCATTCTCCGCTTTATATCAGACACATTGTCTGCACCAATTGCATCATCGCAATATGTTACTAAGTCCATCAACTCATAATTTGTCAAGAGTAGTTCTGCATTTGCATTTAACTCTTGTATATATTTATACTTACCATCTATAGGAATGTTATCATAGATGGTCATTGCATCTCCATACTCTCCGATAAGCTGCTCAGCTCTCTTTGGCCCGATACCATTGATGCCTGGAACGTTGTCGCCCTTATCGCCGGTTAAACACTTGAAAGAGATATACTCTTCTGGAGTTACGTTGTAGTGTTCATTCCAGTTATTTATTGTAACTTCTTTTCGAGTAACGTAAGAAAATCTACTTACGCCATCTTGGATCAATAAGTCCCAATCTCGGTCACTTGATACTAGCCAAATCTCATCTAAACCATACTGCTCTTTACGTTTTACGAGGTGGGCAGCAAGATCATCTGCCTCTACACCTTCGTAGCGTAGAACTGGATATGACTCTGCTAGTAGCTCTAGTGCTCCTTCATACTCATCGAAGAAGTCTATAAATGCTTGCTTCTCTGCTTCTGTTTGCTCTGCGTATTTATCTTTACGATTCTGTTTATATTCTGGGAGTATCGCCTTTCTGTAGCTTGAAGAACCCCAGTCTGCTGTGATAATAATGTTACTACACTTATAAGATTGTGCAAGAGATCGTACGGTTTGTAGATAGTCGTCTCTAAAATCTGTTCTGCCTTGATGCTTCCATCGAAAGGCTAAGTTGAGGGCATCTATTACGAGCGTTTTACCTGGTTTGCCTGATGTTGCTTGTTTAAAACTAAAAGCCACCTATCCACTCCACTTCTTCTGCTTCCAACCAATCTTCTGCTAGTAGTATGTAACAGTCTAAAAAAGCTACGAATAAATACTGTTTAGTATTTACGGGCTTTTGCGCGGTACATACAAATACCTTAGATCGATCATATTTAAAAAATAGCATAGGCTTTTGATCGCCTCCTGCCGCTTGTACTACAACCTTCTTCCACCATCGAATAATATTATTAGTCTTAGGCTGGGTAAAGATCTTGTCGCTCAATGGTGAGTCTTTATAGTTCTTTACTTCGATACAGAAATGATTTCTCTGATTAGGGACGTATAAGTCCCCTTTCAGGTATTCAAGAGCACCCGATGCGGGCACTCTCTCAAACTTCAATCCTGTAGATTCCCGAAGCATATCACGCACTAAGTACTCGCCCCTCGCTCCTTTCGCTCTCGAATCTACCATCTTCTTCCTCTTTTTCTGGTTCCTGGGGTTTGGCTTCTACAACCACAACCTCCTCCTCTCTGTTCTTTAGGTGTCTCCACCATAATCTACGTCTACCTGCGCTCATCTCTCTAATCCGCTAACGTTTCCGTTCTTGATGACTTCAATCTTTTCAAGGAGTGGGTGTGTCCAGCCATGTGATACGATATAAGTATTTAAGTCTTCTTGTAGCAACACTTCTACCATTCTCTCACGCCCTGTCTCATCTAGCACATTGATAACTTCATCTAAAAATAATACATTGATTCTTGACTTAGAGATACTGCCCATTAGCTTTCTAATTGCAAGTAGGGTTGCTGTATTTACACGAGCTAACTCACCGCTAGATAAAGCTAAAATGTCAATCACATTACCAGTATCGGTAATCTGAACATTGAGTTTATCGTTCGATACTACAAACTCAAGGGTAAACCTTCCGTCAGATAGTTCGGCTAGATACTCATTTGCAAGTTCTTCTAGCTCTTTCACCAGGTTCTCAATCTTATATGCCAACAATCCATTAGTACTAAAAGCCTTCTTCAAAACGTCTAAGTTACTTTCGTGCTTTTGTATTACTGCGAGTTCGTCTGCATACTGTGACTGTTGAGCCTTGAACTCATCAGTCTGTTCTTCAATTACTTGGATTCTTGTGTTCCGTCTTGTACGTTTTGTGTTCTCTCGGAGTATTTCCTGCTCCACCTCTTTTGCCTCTTGAACTCCAGTACGGCAGTGTCGAACGCTGGCTTCAAGCTCTGCACTGTCCACATGATGTGTAGAAATGCTACTATCGTAAGATTGATACAGGCTTTCCCAATCACGGATAGCTTTTCTGGTATTCTCAAATTGTATATTGTTTTCTTTAATTCGCTTAAGTTCTGCGGTAAGCCCATCTAAGTTCTCCTTTGCTTCTGCAAATTTCTCTTGCTCTACTTTAATCATCGACTTCTCTACTGAGTTGTCAATAGATTGCTTACAAGTAGGACATTGATCATGCACTTTCCCTAGCTTTGCTAAGGTTGCCTGCGCACCCGCAGCGACTGCTCTAACTGATCCAATCTCTGAGATGAGGTCGTCAGGTTTGATATATACTAATCTACTCGCCTGTAAACTAGCGATATCTATTGCGTTGAGCTGTCGTTTATATTCATTATTTTTGGTAATTTTCTGATTATTCTCAGACCATTTTTCAAGTTCATTCGTCCAATAACGCAAACCTTCTTCGTATTCTTCCAACTTACTTTCTACTTTTAATAGGGGTAGTATGTTGGTATCACTCAATTTATTATCTTCTAACCATTTCTCTACGGTTGCTAACTGTGCTGAGATACGTGTACTCTTCGTACTTGCTTCTTTCGAGGCTTCTTTGAATATCTCAAATAGTTCTACATAATGCTCAAGGTGAAGAAGGTCGATTAAGAACTTCTTGCGATTAGAGTCTGTAGCTGTAAGAAACTGTAGACTAGCATTCGTATTCTGGTATACTAGCTGAGAGAAGGTTTTAAAATCTACTCCGATGATTCCTTGCAGGGTCTTGTAAGTATTAGTAGCCGTATGACTACTAATGTCTTCACCATCTTTCTCTAACTTCACTTTTATACTAGATTTACGACTAACAGTAATCGAATACATACTATCATCTTTAGTAAAGGACAAAAAGATGTTGTATCCCTTGTTGATATATCTATTGGGAATGTCTGCTTTTTTGATACCTTTGGAGTTCTTATTGTAAAGCGCTTCTTCAATGATTAACGGAATGGATGATTTACCCATGCCGTTAGTCCCAATAATCTGAGTTAAAGAATTATCGTCTAGGTCAAGCTCGTTACCAGAACCGTAACTAAAGCAGTTATCCCATTTGAGCTTTTGAAGCGTAATCATTATAAGTTCCTATTATGTCCGGTATTTTATCTTCACTAATTTCTAGTATGTAGGTTAAGTACTCTACAAGCTCCTCATCAATCGACATATCCTTATCAATAATAAGACTTGCTTCTGACTTTCGTACTACTACTTTCTTGTCTAGGAGATCAGAGTTCTTTACACTAGCCAGATCTTGAATATCGCCTTCTATCTCATATATCGTATGATGATAGTCGGTTGGTATCATATCGTTTGGATCTGATACTGTCTTACGCAATAACTGGGGTAAATTGAACTGTTCCCACATCCAGCTCCAGTCCTGTTCGTTGATAAGCAAGTAACCTGTCTTCACTATACTTCTGTGAAAAGATGTAGTCATTGGACTACCTGGGTATACTATATTCAACTGACTGTTGGAGTGAGAGTGTAAATCTCCTGCGAAAACTATAGGGAAGTCTTCAAACCTTCGTAGATCTACCTCAGGCTTAACGTGGGGAGGTATCTCGCCACGGACATGAGTAAATAGAGGTTGACTTGTATTAAACTGCTCGATGCTATCTTTACGATAAAGATCTGCGTAAGGTAATATACCAAAGCCCAGATCTTCATCAATGTAAGATATATCTACTATGTGTACCAAAGGATTGATGTCCCTCGATACTTGCTTGAGCTGCGTAAAGAACGTTTTGTTCTTTTTAGTAGCTTCATGATTACCATCGTAGATGATAGTTGGAATCTTTACTCCTCGAATAAACTTGAAGTAAAGTTCCAACTCTTCCATATTCGGCAGTCTATCAAACAGATCGCCCCCTATAATGTGCATATTGCACTCTTTCTCAAGTTCATAAACCTGTTGAAAGAATAGATCATAGCGGTTTAAAGCCCATGCTACTGGGACGTTCTTCTGTCCCAGCTTGATGTGCCAATCTGCTGTATATAATATCATGCGATATTGAACTCAGCTTCTAAAGCCTCGTCATCAGTCTCCGCACCTGCGTTGCGCAAGCGGTCAAGCAGTTCTTTCTGTGCGTCTGCTGTTGGGCGAGGCATAACATCGTCCATAGACTTAAGATCAGCAATAGATGCCAACTCGTCTTCAGTCAGAGCGCGTGGCTTGCACTTCAATGCTTGTAGCTGGTACTCAACATTGTAAGGCAGTGGGCCGGTCTTTACTCGCTTGAAACATACGTCCCAGCCAGTAGAATGATCAGTAGGATCACCAAGATCTTCTGCGGCAGTAATTACTTGCTCCCACAACTTCTTCTTGAGATTTGCTACTTTAACCTTACCATCGGTAGGGTCGATTACCTGTACAGCGTAGCTCCAGCCACACTTAAGGTCTGGGAAGTATTCACGAACCCAATCTTGTTCTTTGTTGTTGAATCGCTCGGCGTTGCGATCGAATGATAGACACTCCAAAGGAATGTTCTTGCCGTTCTCGCCTTCAATCCAGTAGACGTAGCGAGCTAGGATGTCGCCGACGATACGCATTTTATTGTCTCCATCTTTATACTGAAAAGTAGAGATAGATGATTTTTGTGCGCCGCCAGTTTGCTTATTAAATGATAATGCCATTAGTGTGTATTCTCCGTTGTGACTTCCTCATATAGAAAATGGACTACGCCATCACCTATACGAAGTAGGCTGTTTTCTTCGATTAGTACTAGATCAACCGGAACATGGTATATATCTAGTGTGGTTTGTTGTGTTGCTATGTAATCCGCCATACTTCTTAGCGAAGCTAGGGCGTAATATATTGCCACATCTCTGTGACTGTACTTATAAGCGTTGAGTGCCATAACATCTGCATGTACCATAAAACTCGTGCCGTTGAAGGACTTGGTTGAATACTTGAATATCGGGTCATATTTATTTTTTGGTATTTGCTTTTCAATAAGCATTTCCATGATACGACAACATTCAAGCGGGCTTCCCTCCGCCTCGTTAAAAACCTTCTCCCAGCTAAATAAGAACACGTATTATACTCTCTTTTTAAGTAATTGTCAAGAACTATTTTTTTAAAGGTATTTCATGTCCCAACCCTGTTTCATGTAGAATCCTACCCTATTTGAAGCCTGACGTTGTGCAGTCTTGCCTCTCAGGTGTATATCTATAACAACAGGTGAGATCTTACCTTCCTTCTTTCTGATAACTCTACCAATCAACTGCGTTAGTAGAGGCTCGTTGTTTACTGGTGTGGCCAGTATTAGGCAGCTCAATGTATCTACTGATATGCCTTCTGAGAAAATTGCCTGCGTTCCGTAGAGAACATTAGCGTCCCCGTAGAGAATCTCATCCACAAGCGTCTCTCTGTCCTCGTGCGATACCTCACCTGTAACACAAACGGCTTTGTCGCCAGTCAGCTCGGCGCAGGACTTGAGGAAACCGACTCGATCGCTGACCACTAAGACTTTATGTCCTTTGGCAGCATATCCTGCGGCAAGCATTGAGATAGTATGCTTGTATTCCTCATCATTGGCTAACGCTGTTACACGATTTGCCCAAGGTATCTTTGCCCCATCCATGAAACGTATTTCAGAGTGCACTAGATGAATTGTAGGTGTCATATAGTTCTCTTTTGGTGGTCTGAATAGCTTAGAGCCAAAGTAGTCTCTAAATACCACGTGTTTTCCGTCTTTTCTCTCGATAGTGCCTGATAGACCTATCTTATATCGACAATAATTTGTATCGAGAATCTTAGAAAAGGTCGGGCTACTAACATGGTGCATCTCATCCAATATGATAGTCCCGAACTCCTTACGGATCTTGTCTATGTTTCGGTACAAAGTCTGGGTATTGCCAATGACGATAGGAGCATCAAGTTCGAATCTCCCACTGCCTATGATGCCAGCCTCAATTCCATAGACCTTCTTTACTTCCTTAGCCCATTGATTACGCAGTGGGACAGTGTGGGTAACAACAAGTGTTTTCTGACCCAACTTACCGGCTATTGCAAGACCTGTAAAAGTCTTGCCCCAACTGACCCATGCGTTTACAATAGCGTTGTCTTCGATCTCGTCATATACGTCCTGTTGACTTTCTCGTAACTCAAACTTAAACTCTGGAAAGTCTACTGGCTTCTCAATACGCTTATCGATTATTTCGTAGTGATCTGGTATCAAATCCATACGTCCAATAGGCAATGAGATCAACCCGTTGCGAATAAGTCCCATATTCTTAATCATCTGAGGAGGATCAAGCGGATTATGGGACGGAATCGCATACGTAAGCTCTCTGTCGATCTTCTCCTGAAGTTCGGCACTGCAATCCATATAAATTCTGTTACTAATTACTGCTTTCATAGATTCAATTCATTTTTAGCTATAATATAAGTTTTAACGAAGTCGGATCGCACAATGTCTTCTACTTCAAATTCAACAAAAGTGAAAAGACCCATACGTTTCAGAATTTGAAAGAAATCTTTAATTCCATTTCCTTTCAAGTCGGCTTGTCGGAAGTCTCCACAGAACATAACCCTACAATTCTCCCCCATACGGGTAATAATTGAGTCTAGCTCGTGAAAAGACATATTTTGGCACTCATCTATCAGAATAACAGCATCTCGCAGAGTGATACCACGAATAAACGAGGTAGTCATAAATTCTACTAGATTTTTCTGTTTTAGAATCTCATAAGCATCGCCTCTAGCAAAAAGGTCGTTTGCAATATCTTTATAAGGTTCTTCATATACAGAAGCCTTCTCTTTGTCAGTGCCTGGCAGGAACCCAATATCTCTAGTAGGTACTGCACTTCGTATAATTACTAACTTCTGAAACTCACCTTTTGCCATATCATCAAACGCTAGGTAAGAAGATATAAACGTCTTTCCTGTTCCTGCGAGTCCGTGTAGTACAAGGTTCTTATTAGATTCAAATGCTTTCAATTGGTTACGTGTTAAAGGTTCGATTTCTCTTAGGTCAAAATTTACACCTGCTAGAGTTTTCTTTCTTTTAGCCATATTATACTTTTCTTCTAGTGTCTTTGAGTTTCGTCTCCGAATACTCGTAAAGCATCCACGGAAGTCCATGTAGATGCAGAATGCCCGCCCAGTTCATACTCGAATCAGGAGGCCGTGGTACGGTGAATGGAGTCTTGCACCCTTTCACTCGTATTATAGAAGCTGTATCCTTCTGCACAACCTCTGTAATCTTTAAATACTTCATCGTAGCCATTAGTGTTTTCTCATAGATAAAGGGTACTCCCTTACTATCAATAAAACAATTTGTGCCTTGTTTTAGTATTCCATTTTTACTACTAATTGCTCTATTCAAGCGATGCAGCTCTGGGTACGATGTCTGCGCTCTCCGTATTCCTAGACTAGCTCCCGACATATTCTTATCATCAAGGAGCTTCTCGTCTAGAAACAATAGGCCATCGTGTAGCGCCCAGTTACTGTTTGGTAATAAGAACACTGGAAACGTTATTTTAGGCAGCGTCTTGTATGTAATTACCATATTTCTTCTCGAATTTACCACCGGAGTAGTCTTGGTGCACAATCTCAAAGTCACAACCAACTGGAACACCTGGAATAGAAATACCTCTATCCATCTGTATAAACTTGGCTAGTTGCTCCATGTATTCATCAACTTCTTCATCTGGTACTTCTGCTAGGATGGAATCGTGTACTAAGGCGAAGATACGTGCTTTCTTCTTGTTCGCCTTAATCCATGAACCCATATCAATTGCTCCTAGAAGGTTAATATCAGAAGCAGCAGACTGCACCAGAAAGTTAAGACCAGACCTAATGCTATGGCTCTGGATGCCCGAATCTGTTGAGGCGACATTTGGTAATCTCCTTTTGCGACCAAAGAAACTGTAAATGAAGCCATTCTGTTTGATGAACTTCTGGTTCTCTTCGATCCATGATTTTAGTTTATGGAACTCAGCAAAGTACTCGTTAATAACTTCAGTAGCTTCCTGAGGGCTAAAGTATGTTCCTGAATCTTTTGTAACCTGCTCACTAATCTTCTTCGGTCCTGCACCGTACATAATACCAAAGGTCACAGCCTTAGCTGCCTGTCTTTGTGTACTGTATAGATCAGCTACTTCTGATGCTTCACAAGGCAACTTAAATACCTTCTTAGCGATCTGAGAGTGAAAGTTGCCGCCTGCCTTAAATACGTCAATCAATGCTGTATCTTTTGCAAGCACTGCCGCTACATATACTTCTGCAGTTGTCAAATCCATTGCGACAATCTTATGTCCTGGAGCTGCTTTAATGCAACCTTTTACAATGGGATTATCCCTAGGCAATTGCTGCATATTGAGTTTACCGCTAGAGCTGAGGCGGCCGCTAGTAGTACTATGCAAGTTAAAGCCAGTACGTAGTCGAGAGTCCCTATCCAGCTGTGGTATGATTTTGTCCAGATAAGTATTTTTAATTTTTGACTTCTGACGTATGGACAAGATAAGTCCCGGGACTTCGGACTTCTCTGCCAGCTCTCCAAGTACTTCTGCATCTGTGCTGTTTGCTCCAGTACCAGTTTTCTTTCCAGTTGGAGAGAGGCCAATAAAGTCAAAAAGAAGACTGCGAAGCTGTACAGTACTGTTAGGATTAAAATCTTTTCCATTTACTTTCTCAAATTCTCCGATAACAGGGTTCTTGTAGAGTGTCTCTACTGCCTCGTCAATCTCGTCTTGCATAAGTGCTTGAGACTTTACTAGCCTATCCACATCGAAAGGTACACCGTTTTCCTGGATATCTGTAAGGAATCGGCAACCAGGTATAAGAATATTCTCATACACTTTACACAAACGCTTGTTTTGTTTAATCTTTACGAACTTTTCGTAAATCAAGAAGGTACAGGCTGCATCCATGCCTGCATAGAGCTTCATAATGTCAAAGGGAATGTCTCCCCAGTTGAAGTCATTTTTGAGAATGCCGTGTTCTTTGCGGAATGTTGCAATCCACTCATACATAGTCTTCTCATAGTCCCCGTAGGGTGTATACTTCATAGACAACTGCTTCAATCCATGAGTACCTGGATTTTCATCAATCAGGTAGTGCAGTAGCATCGTATCTTCAAACTGAGGAAACTTAAAGTTGAAGTGGTACTCAAAGAACGCAATATCAAACTTAGCGTTATGAAATACTACTGTCTTCTTGTCAAACAGCTCTTGCAGAAGACGCTCAGACTCTTCGTCTAGGCACTCTGTGTCTATGTAAGCCCCGCGATCTGCTTCATAAGAAAGAGACAGGCCAAGGATGTAGCCGTCACGAGGGTACAACCCCGTAGTTTCCGAATCGAGTGCAACGTAAGGCAGAGGTGCATCAATAGCTGCTTGAAAGAAAGCATTCGCTTCAGCAGTGTCTTGGATACCCCAAGCATTATGGGTTGTGATTACAGTGTCTTGTTTCTGGTCGAGAATGTACTCTAGTATACTCTTCTTTGAGTCGTCCCAGGTACGTTGAGCTTCTGGCTTAAATGCCAGCATTGCAGGGTTGATGATTGGCAAGAACTTCTCTTCTACTTTCTTACCAGAATACTCAGTGATTGAGTTAATTGGAGTAAAGTACTTCAAAGCATCACTACCTACTAGGATAATCCAGTCGTATTCGTCTGTATTGATCTCAATATCACAGTCCCGCTTTAGTACTTTCTTGATGAATGGGTCTGAACAGAGTTGAAAGCGATCAAACTCAAACTCGTGGTCAAATTCATTATTAAAATTGGTCTTACTTGGTTTAGTTTCTACTAATGCAACTTTAGGCATATAATTTTCTCTTTAGTGTTTGTACTGCTTTTTCTTGTAAAGCCCCAGGATCAGTGTCCTTGAGACAAATATTTCTGTGTGCTAACTCTACACTTTCACACATAGTTTGTACGTGCTTTGCTGCATCTTGTCCCGCAGCATCTCCATCAAAGAATATATCTATCGAGTCAACTCCTTGAATAGATAACATTCTTAGCTTGTCTTCATTGATGTTCTTTGTGCCAAAGGTACAGACTGCGTTGGTTAAGCCCTTATCGTGTAGATTGATCATATCAAAGATACCCTCTACTAGAATAACTGCACCCTGTATAGGCTTTACTATAGGGAATAAAGGCATCTTCGCACCCGCAGGCGAGATCATATACTTAGGTGTACCGCCTGTTGTATGACGACCATTGAACGCTGTAATACGACCAGATATGTCTCGTACCGGAAATACAATGCGTCCGATGTAATCAGGATCTGCGTGCTGAAATGCTTCAAATCTTTTGTAAGTCTCAGGCTTAATACCTCGCCAATTACCTGCATATGGCATAACATTCTTGGGAAAAGACAAACCAATACTTTCTGACCTCTTATCTATAATTTTACGTTTTAGTAGTTCTCGTCGTAATTGTAGTTGGTTTGCCTTTTCCCCAAAATGCGTAAAAAGGTTGCCTTTGTACTCGCATGAAAAGCACTGGAAGATACCAGTTAGCTGATCCACTCGCATACTTGGATTTCTATCTGCGTGTTCAGGGTTGAGGCAACTTACTAGGAAGTCACCGCCCTTAGGTATAAAATAAATGTCTTTCCGCTGTAGTAGTTCTTGTACTGTCATACTAAGTTTGCCCAGTCAGTGTTTTTATCCATCATTTCTACAGTATCCGGAAACTCTTCCAGAATCTGCTTACATATACCACCATTATTCATTCTCAGCTCATAGCTGTTCTTGTGGCAGACGTACTCGCTACCAGAGTGGCCGTGGAAAGTGATATACTTCTCGCCTATATCTACTTTCACAATACCACTATTAAGTCTCCAGGAGTCTCCCCAAGTAAAAGAACCTGACCAGCCTCCAAGTACTTTATAGCTAGTCTCATCGCCGAGGGTACTTTTTAAGACGACCCAATTGTCTGGAAAATACTTACTCATGTTCTACTTGCCTCTCTCTAGTCCTTCTGAAAACTCAAATACTTTGTGAATCCTACTCCAAATCTCCTGTTCTATCATAGTTTTTAGGTGGTGTTCGGAAGGGTCGTGACTGTGTTTATGTCCTCTGTCCCAGCCAGACTCAATGCCATGGCTGATTGCTGAGTTTAATATACTATACATCTTTGGTTTCATTACGCCTCCTCCGCCAAATCGTACAGGTCGCCATCTCTAATTTGTTCTTCTATGGCGCTGTAAAGAAGCTGAATATGCTCATCCAAACCAAACACATCATCCACCGCAAGGCTAGTCTCGCCACTGAACTCTGAACGCTCTTCGACACTACTAACTGCATCCCTTTCGGCTACAATAGAATTTCCTTCAAAGTAAATCTCACAATTTATCCAATCACTCTCGCCAGCTTTATCCCTGACTTCTATCTCGAAGACCACCTCGCGACCTGAGTCGTTCAACTCCCATTCCAGTTGTTGAGTATACTTATTCATTCTGCTACCTCTATTTCAATTAACCAATCATCTCTGTGTGC